GCTTTTTCGCGGTCGTTCGCGCCGCGTTAAGGAGGGGGCCTGGAAGTACCTTGGCACTTTGGACTGGACAACAAAAAAGCCCGCTCAATGGCGGGCTATCTCTGGACGGACTTTTAAACATCCTACAAGCGCGAGAATAATCCGACAAAAACCGCATGTCAAGTGAGCTTGATAAAACCGTACGGTATTGCCATTGCTGTCTTTCGGTATGTCTCAGCTTTTTCGGCTTGCTTGGCTAACTCAGCTTTAAGCAGTTCGTGGCCATGCATCACCCGAGACTCGTATGTCCGCCAATCGATCGCCAGTCGGCGGCCGAACCATGCGAGCGGTCTATCCTCATACTGCCAGAATAAGGAGACGGCTTGCCGGTATCGCAATGGAAGTTGAAGCAGTGCATTGTTAACATCCTCTGCCTCACCGATCAGCACAGGTTGCGGCTGAGAATCTCCGTACGTATCACGAGGAGCAGGGTCATAGCACGAGCTGATGAGGTAATTTGTTGAAACAACACCAGCAGTGGTCAATGCCCAATTGCGCATCTTCCTGATGAAGTGCTCTGGTATCGCGTTGTATATCTTCGCGCTCATGTCTGTCTATCTCCTCTCTTGAAACCACTTGCAGCGGTGGCCGATTCCAGGCACGCCTGCTTGTTTGTCGTTGCGCTCATCCGTGCAAAATGAACGACCGAGAATGGTTGTGTGTTTGATGCACAGCTTGCAGCCCAGGCGGTCCAGCTGCAGCTGCTCCAGCATCTCCGCGGGATCGCGGTAGTATTTCGCCGGCAAGGCATAGCTCTTATCCATAGCGCCGCCTCCCCGGTTTTGGCTGAGCCTCTTCCGGCCCCGTGATTCCTACCTGGGCCGCAGTCACACTGTTTTGTGGAGAGGCATCACTTGGCGTTCCAATCTCCACGCCGTTTTCACAGGCATAGAGCAGCTGCACATCTGGACCAAACACCGTTCTGAATTCATCGGCGACTGCCACGCATTGGGGAAAAGCCGCTCTCACTTTTTCTTTCATTTGTTCGCTCATGTTCCATACCTCAAGTAGGTGTGGAAGAGGTATGGAAGGCTGAAACCCTTGCTGCTATTGGTTCTTCCATACCTCCATACCTTCCATACCAAAAAATACGTATGTACACACGCGCGTGCGCGTGTGCGTGTGTGCGCGGGCGTATGCGCGTGGGGAAAAGGTATGGAACGTATGGAAGGTATGGAAGATGCCCTATCCATGCGGGTCTAGGGGTTCCATACCTGTTCCATACCTTCCATACCTCAGCGCGGAAATATGCGCGAAAATCAGAACGGGATAGATTCACGATTCCCTCCCGCTCCATCATTCCCGGACTTCGACCCTGCCGCATTTCTTTCGGGCGGCTTATACCAGTGCCGGTGAACGTGTGTTCGTTTCTCGATTTTTGTGCAGCCGAGCTGCCGCAAGGCAGAACCGATTCGCGTCTGCACGTCGCGTGTGAGCTTGGATGCATCCAGTTTTAGGCAATCCACCGCAGCATCCGCCATGGTGAACTCCCGATACTGCCCTTCCAGCCAGTCATGCAGCATGTCCACGAATGCATCGGCTGCCGTGCGCTTGAGTTGCTCCAGGTCGAAGAACAATTTCTGCTCCTCACTTGTCGGCCAGAATCGTTCCCCTGCCTGCCATGCTGCGAATGCTTCCGCAAAGAGCTGGTCCCGCACCTCGGCGAGTCCCTTGTAGTCCACTTCCTGCTCACACTTGACGGGCCAAAATCGGCGCCCCCCGGTCGGGTCCTTGTTCCACTCCCATTCGTTCGTGGTCCCACCGAAAACCAGTTGCCGTGGGCTGCGGATTTCTCGCCGGCCATAGACCGGGCGGAACTCATCCACCTGGCGTGACAAAAAGGATTTCTGCCTCAAGGCCTCTGCGCGGGCAAGCGAGCCGAGTTCCGCGAACTCGTACAACCACTTCCCCCGGATGGCAGACATGGAATCCTTGTTGTTCAGGTCGAGGTCCGTATCCCCGAACCAATCTCCACCGAGCACTCGCAAGGCCGTGGACTTCAATCTTCCCTGGTCTCCCTCGAGCACAAGGCAATAGTCGAACTTCACCCCTGGCTTCATTGCCCGGGCAACCATGCCCATCAAAAACCAACGAGACACACGCCAGGAGTAATCAGTGACAGGGATGCCGAGGAAATCGGATAGCCACGTATCGATGCGCTTCTCGCCATCCCACTTCAGGCCGCGCAGGTAGTCCTGAACGGGATTGAAGCTGTTAAGCCGCGCGATTGCTTCCGCAGCGGAGGCAGTGAGCGCCGCAGAAGGCGCAAAGGCATACTTGCGGGTCAGCCACATTGCCGTCTGGACGTCATCCTGCTCATCCCAGTCGCCGATCTTCCCGGTGTCGTATGGTGGGGCCTTGAGTTTTACTGTCTGAAATGCAAATTCGTCATAGGCCAGCACCCCTTGCCAATCCTCATCATTGCGGAGGATGTCAAACACGTTGGCCAGGCACGCAACCAGTTCGCCCTTTTTCCAGAGTAATTGAGCGGTATCCCACCCATCCCCGCCGGCAGGCGGACGTCGCGTGGAATTGCTTTTTGAAGATTCGGCAGGAGCCTTACGGGTCTGGCGGATGAAAGCTTTCAGCTCCTCGGCTTTCATGCCATCGGCAACAGCATCGGCAATGTCCCATCCATCCGGCTTTTCACCTGGTGGAGGGATATCGACGATACGGAATTTGGTTTTCTTGTCGGCCTCGACCAGTAGCGCGCCGATCTCCAGCATGGCATGCATGCCCGGCTGCTTGTTTTCTGCCAGCAGCGGCTTGCTCAGGGGGTCTACCCCCAGAGCTTTCTCATCCTTGCTGAGCTTCTCGCGCTTTGCGTCGCAATCTGCCCACGCGAAGATATTGCGGCCTTGTAGGGGCGACCAATCTACTTTCTCAATCGCCTTGCTGCCGCCTGGCCAAGTGACAATCACCAGCTCGGGTAGCAGATCGACAGCAGCATCGGCGCACTTCTCCCCTTCCACCAGCAGCACCGGCTTATCGGGATGAGCAGCCAGGCGATCGAGGCCATAGAGAGGGCGAGGTTCCGGAAAGGATAACCAGCGCCACTCGCGCTGCCCGGTTTCCTCATGCTCACAGAAACACACCGGCAGCGTTTCCTTGCCGCCATCGGAGGTCTGGAAACGATATACAAATCCGTTTATCCGCTTCTCGGCATCGAGATACGTCCAGACTGCCTGTGGTTTTCCCCGTGCATAGTGAGCTGCAGGTGCGGTACCAGCATCGGCTGGTGCCGGCAGGATGGGTTTCCAGGGAGTCTTTACAATCTTGAGATCAGGCTTTTGCTTCGGCTTTTGTGACTCGGCAAAATAAGGCTCTACCCCGCAGATTCCCGCTAGCTCAATGGCTGCATCGTCCTGCTTGAGTCCATGGAGATAGGCATACAAACTGGTGAGGTCACCGCCGGTAGCGCCGGACTCTGCAAAATCCGACCAGAGGCCGGTATCGAGATTGATCTTGAATGAGCCCGGTTTGGCATCTGCCCGGAGCGGGTTAAGTGCTACGTATTCTCGTCCGTCGAGCTTTCCGCCGGGCAACCATTGCCGTAATAGCGTTTCCGAGCGAGAGAGCGCGGCGGAGGCAATGGATTTGAAATCGATGCGGGACATTTATTTTTCGCGGGAGCCCGCTTCCCCTGAGAGCATTGCCTTGGCTCGCTGAAACCAGACTCTGGCAATCGCCTTTTTGTTTGTTCGCCTCGAAATCGCATGTGCCAGCGCATAGAGCTGGCGGAGCTGCGGCGGATTAACAGTCCGTCGCTTCACGCTGCCGCCGCCTGTACCCAGGTCTTGCCGCACTCGATGCCGGCATAGTCACGCAGCACCATGCCCACCCAATCGGGGTCCAGGTCCACCAGCTCGCAATAGATACGGTAAGCGCCTTCCCGAAAGAACGCTTCCGCATGATCACGCTCGGACAGCTTGCCTTTGGTCAGGATGTCGGTCACCGCAACCCAGAGGATAGCGATGATCAGGCTCTTCTCTGGGCATTCCTTTACGGGCGATGCCTTGCGAAAAAGAGTGAGGAAATGAGCAGGCGTTGCAGCTGTGTGGGAGGCGTGGCGTTTTGTCATCACACATCCCTTGAAGTATGGCGGCGCTCCTGCACCATGAATTTCAGGCGGTTTCTTACCTCGGCCACGACTCCGCTATAGGCGCGAAATTTCCCGTCTATCCGCTCGAATTCACCGGGATCGATCATGCCGTCTGATAAAGCCTTTGAGACGCAATCAGACAAATCCCCTCTTGCCTTATCCAATGTGAGAAAGAGATCGAGCAGCTCACGGTCAGAAACGCTGTCGAATTCCGGCAGGTGAATGCCCACCATGTTGCGCTTGGCGCAGAAGTACTGCGCGGTTTCGTCGGTATCGGCGAAGTCGGTCATCATGTCCAGTTCTTCCGCCGTGAGCCGGTGCGTCTCGCACCGTGTGTTCACCTTGTTTTGAAGAACATGCTTGGACATGTTCATCCGTACTGCCAGGGCTGGAACCCCTCCCGGATAGCAGTGCGCGATCCGGTATGCCAGGTCTTTGATACTCATGTCGTTTTCTCCCTCTGAACGACGTATTTTTTTTGCGGGCCTTAGCCCATCATGCAACTGTCAAAAAGGGCGGGAATTCCAGCGTGATAAGATTTGATTTCCACAT